CATGGGAGTCTTTGTAGTCCCAACATTAACGATGGGATCAAAGTGTAAAGAGAACCAATCAACCATGATTTCACGAACCGAAACTTCTTTAGTCATAACAACCTCTCTCTCTGATTATGTCTAACTATACCACACAAAAAGGAATCTGTCAACCCCTAAAATGACCCCCTAGAGATAAAGAGGGCCAGTCCACCGAATGGTGTAACCACCGTCGAGGATATTTCCCCGTGCTTTGTTCCGAGCAGGAGCAGCCCAACCAGCGGCTTTCAGAATATCACCCTTCCGAAACTTCTTATCGTTATCGGTGTTGACAACAAAACCCCAAACGCTTCCACCTTCGGTGAATACCTTGATGTACTTAGTTCCCACCTTGTAGGTGATCTTCTCGTTGAACTCAGCGATCATCGTCTTATTGGTTTCCGTCAAAGCGTCCAGACCTCTGGCATCAGTACACCGTGTGGTCCAGTTGAGGTAGTCTGCTTTGATGTTCTCAATCAGGGTGGTCATTTCGTTGTTCATATCGTCTTTCCTTTTCTCAGTGTATAACTAACTATACCATACGGATTCGGATATGTCAAGAAAAAAATGACCTATTTTGAAAGTTTTTTAGTCGGGGAATGATGCGGCTTTAGATGACTGTGGATACTTTACCTCTTCAACCATGTACTCATCTGTCCAGTTGAATGCGGTCTTTACCACGTTTGCAGATAGTCCCTTGTAGACCTGATGCAACTTCTTGTCCTTTGCAGCAATAAGCAGTGTTGCTTCATCCTCATGAAGACTCTCAAGCATCTGGACAAACATCGCCTCTCTCTTGTTCTGAGTAATCTGTGGATTACCACCCTTAATGAAGTGATACAACTTTCGTGATTCATGTGCAAGCACATTATGCTCTGTACCTTCGGGTGCATCATTTTTTGTGTATGGAACGTCACCCTCTGGAAGTTCCCACTCAATTTTAGGGTCAAATGATGATTTGATAATCATACGAAGAGAGTCATTATTATACTTGCGTAGATGTTCAATCTTCTCATTCTTTGTTTTCAACTTTGCGACCTTATTCAGAACCTCTGAAAACAGGGGTGTATATGTATCATATGCCATTTTAAAATTCTCCTATGGATTCAACGAGGTTGCGTAACCTCTTTTGTGTAAAGTAATTTAGTAGTTTGCTACGGTCACCTTCTGGTGCATCACGGAACTCTTCCAGAATTTTGATGAAGAGTTCATCTGGTGATTTGGTTAGATCAATCAGAGTTTCATTCCTCTGAAAGTTTCTTTTGACCTCATCATTGGGAAGGTCACCATCAATGAAAGATGTAATCTTCTTCTTGCTCAGTGGCTTCTGACGTAGACCATCAACAAAGCTATTATCTGGTGACAACACGTTAGGAACTCCATCACTAGAGTCACCCTTCATGACATGCTCTTTTAGATACTCCACTGGGTCAACACCATTCACATACTTCTTGGTGATGGGACTGTACTGTGTCACATTCTTGAACTTCTGTAACTGAATGAAGTCCTTGTCACCAGAAAGAATCAGTGTCTTACCGTTATCATATGCAAGTTCACCACATAGTGCGGCAATGATATCATCTGCCTCTGCACCATATACCTCAAGGAACTTGTAGGGGAAGAACTCTTTCAGTTCTGCCTTGATGGTATTCAGACACTCAAAGATGGCATCCCAATTCAGATTGGAATCATCCCGTGTCTTCTTACGATTGCGTTTGTAGTTAGGGAAGTAGTCTCTACGCCAGTAGTGTTTCGAGTCATAACAGAGAACCAATTCTCCATACTCTTCACGAAACATCGTGCGATACATGCGAACTGAATTGAGGATCATGTGACGAACCATATCAATCTCTGGTTCGATCTTCTTATTCATATTCAAGTGCATCATCACACTGGCCAGACTAATCTGGTTCATGTCAACTAAAATCATAATTATTCTTTCGTTCTATTTATAATGGTCGCATTGAAACTCATCATGCGTCTTTCACCTTCGACAGAGAATGGATATACAAAGTGTTTCAACCACGAAGGAAACACAAGGAACTTACCAACCTCAGGCTTGAACTTTAGATTGTCACTGCGAAAGTTCTGGTTCTCACCAAACGCAAATTCGATAAGACCCTTTGCTGGATAGTGATCCTTGAAATCCTCTTTCCATTCTTCTGTCATACCCTCTGGAACCTTTAGATAAATTGCAGCAGAGAAATCTCCATTGTGGTGGTGAATAGGATTAAAGTCACCCGCATACTGACTTACCACCCAACTCTGTGTCAGGTGGATATTGTCAATAGTTGGTTTTACTCCTGCACCCACTATTCTATTATAACTGTGTGCGCGGTTTTTGTCAACCATATAATTCAAATAATCTAGGCATCCCTGCTTCATTGTGCGAAACAGGTAGTCACGGTCAGACTTATCCTTGACAGGGATTTGAATTTCCTTGTTGACCTTACCCACGAGTCTATCAGAGAAGTCCCATTGCTTACTCTTCTCCTCATCTGCAAGAACATCATCTGCAACAGTGTTTACGATGTCAATGAAACGCTCTGATACAGTTGTCTCTAGAATAGTCGGACTGTATGGTTCATGGAACTTCTGGGTCATCATCCTCATCCATTCTCATCAACTCTACCATCTCAGTTATCTTATCCATTCGAATGACTGTTCGATGTGAGTTATCCATTTCAATAGTCGTTTCTGTGAATGTATCAACAAATTCATGGAGCGAGTATTCAAGACCAGCGTCACGATATAGAAGTGACTTCACAAGTTCAATGACTAGGGAAAGGTCACGAGAAAAATTTCGTTCTCCAATATCTACATCATTATCACTCATCATATGAATCATATCCATCACAAGTTTAGAGGACAGTTCTTCACAGAACTCCATATCTTCCTGACGAAGAAGTTCTTCCTCATTTGGAACGACGACTTTTCTTTTTCGCCACGGTCCTTTTATTACGTTGTTTTCGTTTGGGTTCTGGTTCTCCGTCATCTTTTACAACGATTCCTCTTTCTTCATTATACATTTCCTGTGTGTAAACCTGTCCCAATAAGGGATAGTATGTTCCAACATCGAACTTTGGTTCATCCTTCTTAGGTCCATACCAGTAATAAGCTTGTGCGATACAACGATTTTTAATTCTATGTTCTTGATGTTCTCCATAGAAATTGTCTACCCAATCTCCAGTGCGAAGGTATGCCTGCATACTACTTATATACCCCTCATGGATTTTGAGTTGTGCTTCTGCACCCTTGACCTTTTGACGAACAGACTGACGACTTGACTTTGCCAAATCCTGTTGAGTCTTGATCCACTTCTTGACTTTTGCAGGACTCAATCCATGATCGTCTGGTAGATTACGAAGACTCTCATGAATACTCGACTTACCGTAATCAGGGTTCTTTGCTGCTCTTGCTTCTCTTGCCTTTGCAAGACGTTCTGATGCAGCGGCCTTCTGTTCCTCAGTCATGGGTTTGCGAGGTTTACGTTTCTTCGGTGCAGTCCACCCACTATTGTCAGTCTTGACAGTTACCTTTTTTCTAGGCATGGATTAGTATCCCTGTTCTTCCATTCGTTTCTTTAGGTCACGTTCTGAACGACGTTTTGCGGCAGCCTTTGCCTTACGACGCTTGGTTCCTTTCGATTCATAGTACTCACGTTGTCGTAGTTCGTTAAAGAAACCATCTTCTGTTAGTTTCTTCTTTAGAATACGCATCGCCTTATCGACATTGTTATTACGAACATCAATTTTCACTTTTATCTCCTTCTCTAGAGTAGTATACATTCTTTAGGTCAAATAAGTCAATGCACTTTTTGCATCCACTACATGGTTTTGACATACCAGTAATCCATTTTCTGTTTTCTTTATCTCTCTTTGCCCTTACAATATATAGTTCGCACTTAGACAAGTCTTCAACATCGACAGACTTTAGTGCGTTCTTGATTGCATGGACTTCTGCGTGAAAAAATACTGCATGATTGTTCTTACAGAACTGTGCTTGGAAGGGGTGTGACTTCTTATGATTATATCCATAGGAAATTACTTTACCCTTGCGTACAACCGCTGCAGCAATTCTTGCACCACGGACAGGTTCTACTGACTGTGCAAGCTTAAAAGTCTCATCAAAGATTTCAGCGTTCACCCTCGCCTCATCTTTGCAACTTCTTCAGCAGACTTCTTGTTCCGTACTG